AATTCTCCATCTGTTTCTATTTTATGGAAACCGGCAATTGAAGTAGTTTTGTTAATCGTCACTATGGAATTTTTCAACAACTCTATTGAGTTCCTATCATTTTTAGATTTTAGAGACCATTTAAACTTTTTCTGAAAATGGAAAATCGATTTGTATCCAATTCAAGAATGATTTGTTTAGAGAAATAGTTTTTTAAATTTGATCTAGTTTTGTCCATGTAACAAATACTGCGTCTATAATAAAAAAATTTTCAATGCAGAGTTTAATAACAAAAATATGGTTCAAAAAAAGTTATTTAAAAAGGTGTAGTTTACCTACTCAAAACTATATAATAAAGTATCTAGTATTTTGCACTGAAACAGAGTTTTGCAATAAAACTTATGGTGCTCAATTTTATGGATTAGTAAAAGACAGTCTTCCAAGCTTAAAATTTTGATTCTTTTCGGATGTATAGAGATTTTAGAACAAACTCTAAAGTTTTGCTGTAAATTTATTCTAAAATTTTTTAGAATAAATTTAAAAACTTTTTAAAGTAGGATTGAGAAATTTTATATTTAAGATTTTTGTTATGTAGTTCTTTCAAACGTTTTTATCAAGCTAATTCCAAAGGGTTAAAAATTATTTTGTAAGTTTTAGATAGAAGTAATTCATAAAAGACAAGCCACCATAAATTGTCTCATTTCAGGTGATTTTGGATTTTAAAAAATTGTGTAAGTTTTTACATTTTGAAACAGTTCCGATTTTTTGTTATTGCTTTCTTTTTGAAAAAATTTGTTTTTTCGAAATTCCAGTATTTAAGATTTTCGTTTTTGATTTTATTTCATAAGTTCGAAAAAAACTTTAGATCTACTTCTTTTTGTCCGCGAGCGTTACCCCCGTCGGGAATGTGCGCTAAAAACGTAACTGATATATTTAATAACCGGTATATCCAGGACTGTCTCTGGAAAGATCTCTTGGCTCAGCAAAGAAAACAATCGGTTCATCAAATCCTAAAACATCACTACAAATATTAGAGCGAAATTGTTGTAGATCTGGATACCAATGTAATAGTGCTTCTGTTTCAATTTCTTTTTTATTGAAATAACGCCAATTAGTATGAAATACCCTAACGGTGAGAATATTCATTTTTCTACCCTCGCATTCCTATCAGTTTGCATTTAACCCACACATGTTTCAAGAAATATTTATAAAATCATTTAATAGATAGTGCGCTTTAATGTCAGTTTGCGAATTATTGCACATTCGAACGCTCAATTTCGCGCCTGGACATTATTGACCCAGTTCACAACTCATCCTTATTCAAAACAATCAGAGCCAGAGCTGAATTAATAGAAGATGACGTAAAAACCTCATCATAAAAACAATTATTAACCTCGATGCTATCAAAGCCGGCTTCAATTCCGATATAGTTTTTCTGCATGATGGGGAGCGCTATACTCCAAAGTAAACCGGTCCATCGCGCATCAGTTTTGAATGAAGGCAAACGATTTTCAATAGTATTTGCTCTTGTACGCCATCCAATATCTGGGTCATACTCCCATCCTAAAACATCTTTTGCTATTACTTTGTCCGTAAGGTCGTTTTCGGTAATCATAACTTTCCTCGTCAGTCCCAGCCCAAAGTTATATTAACTTTATCTAATTCATCAACTGTCTCTATAGATTGTAGTAAAACTTCTAAACTTGCAGCTTTTTGCAAAAGCAACGTCTTCCGAATAGCTCCGTCGCTTAGGACTTGTTTGATTTGATTCGCTGTATGATTTCTGTAGTCTTTGATTCCATTTTCATTTGTGCATTTGCACGAAACAGAAGCATTCAAAGAAACTAAACCGACCAGATTTAGCTGGTCGTCTCTGTCACTGCCATAAAAGTGCGGTGTATCTAACGCATTGGAAACAAAGCCGGCAATAATCTTTGATTCACATATAGAATCTACAAGTTTAATCAAAGAATCTTTCTTTTGAATAAGATCGATAATCCAGCCATCTGTTTCTGTATAAATTTGGAATGGCAACAAAGAACCATCTTCGTTCTTTAGAGGTTCGAGATCTGTTTCTGTTTCCGGATTAATTTGCTCTTCCCAGCTTTGTAAAATTCTTTCTTCTTTCGAGATTTTGTTATAAACCTTTCTCGATTCAAAATCTTGCGCAATTCCATCTTTGATTTCCGCAAGAAATAATTCCCCGACTTGCGGGTTATAATGAAGTGAATATACAATTTCATGCTGGTTTGGTTTAAAATTTGCCCAAGCGTTCGTACCTGACATTTGGTTTGAATCTGCGTTAATCCAAACAACTTGTCTATTCAATTTGTCTAATATATAATTCATTATGCTACTCTCACTTTGTATTTTACGGCAATATATGCAGGGGTGGTTTCGTTCCCCCTTCGTGGTGTCCCATTGATCCCGTCGGTCATTGGCTCTAGTATAACCAAATTTGTGTTGCCTGCATTCGTACCGCCTGCTCCCATCCAATACGATCCAGCACCGCCGATGAGACCGAATGGATTGTTATATGTAAAATTATGCCGATGATCAAACATCAGATCCTGGCCCGCATATCCGACTGCGCCACCATCGTAATTCCCGCCAGCTGCTTTTGCTCTAGTTCCGTGTATCCCGGCACCTCGCGGGAAAATTCCGCGACGGTCCGGAACGTTGAATGTACTCGAACCGTCTCCAAAACCGTATTCAATATTTATAATCATCTCTCCCGTTTGAGAAGAGGTTAAATCTAAAATTGAACCGGTAGAGGTAGAAGAAATCTGGAAGTCGTTGGTGGTTGGATTACGAACATAATAATTTGTTAATGCTGTAATCCCGCCTCCTGTAAAAGAAAACTTTACAAGTTGTCCCTCGATACAACCGTGATTTGTGCAACTGATTCGATCCGTTGCAGCAACAATTCCGGTAACGTTACGACGAACCAAGTTCCAAAGCGCGGAAAATGTGACTCTGGAAATTACCTGAGCATTTGCGTCTTTAAAATAAGATGAGGATAGTATATTTAAACTATCTTCGACAATGCCACCTAATGGAACGATAAGATTTGTTAATCCTAATATATCATTTTGCCTTGTGGCTTCCTCCGCACTGATCCAGCTTTCAAGTGCATTGAGCGCGCTTGAAATACTCGAACGCATCGAACTATTAAAACGACTGACTAACGCAGATAAAGAACCAACCTTAATATCCGTGTCTAACTTAGAATTCGTAACCGAGTTGTCACGGATATTGCCTGACTTGATACGACACAAAGATCGAAGATCATTTAAAATAGAAATTGCACCGTTTAAACTACGAATCTTAAAAAGAACAACGTCTTCCGAATCCGTAGTTTCTTTAAACAAAATCTCGAACGAGTTTTGACGGTATGTATTTGCGTATCCGGTAGAATCGAGATACGAGGAAGTCTCGGTTTGAAACTTGTGCCGCAGAACAACAAACGAGTCTAAGTTCTGTCTGGTTACGAGAAGATTATTTTGTGCGGCTACGCGAATCCGCCTTCCCTTGGAATCATACGCTACAATTTCCGTAAGGTTTATCGTATTTGGACTTGCGCCAGGAGTAAGATCACCACCGGACAAAACTTCACCTGAAACGAGATCGGAAAAACGTTCTATAATCTCGTCTTCCATACGATTGTGTTCGGTTTCAAAATCACCTTGAAAAACCGGCTTACCATTAACCGGAAAATTTAAACCTCTTAAATTACTCATTATAAACTCCTAATATACTAACCAATATAATTCAGCGCCTAACAACGTTTCGGACAATCGGGCTCCTTTCCAAGTCTGTCCGTCTTCCAGAGTTGGAGGAGGATCGGAAGGATTTAGTTCTTCCCAAATTTCCCAAACGTTACCGCCTATGTTGATTGCATCTAAAATACGGATTAGATTTTGACGGGATTTTTTGTTAATTGAAGGGATGTAGATCCGGAAAGCATAAAAACAATAATCACGGGATCCAAGGATAGTTCCGATCGGATCGCCCATTCTGTATTTATAATCAAAAACTTGTTCGACTGAAATTTGATCCGTTGAAAGTCCGGTGATCCTTGAAATCAGATTCTTTTTAGCAAAAAGTGTTGGCGGAAGACGACGATATTCCGCTAAGAATAAGATTCTGAGATAATACGAACTATCCGATTCACCTATTTCGCGTGACAAGCCGTATCTCGCTCCCCACCAATCGAGGCCCTTACCGTCTGCTGTATCCACCCAGATTTGTTTGTATAACCAGTTGGATCTTTTGAGTCGTTCCTGAATTACGATCAGAAGCGCAAATAGAACTCTATACCAAAGGCTGTTGGAAAGACCACCGGTTCCGTTCTCGTTTATAGAAACTGGTAAGGGAGAAGTTTGGCGAATAGACCTTCTTAAGTTTGCCCAAACCAGAGAATTGAAATCGAAACGAAAACGACTCATGAATATACCGTTGCCGTAATATCAAAACCCGATCCTTTGATCGCAAGACTACCGGCGGGAACAGAAAT